TTGCCGCAGACCTGATCCATTTGATGCATCCAGAACATTTGAGGAAGCGCGCCGTCAGTTTCATGATCAGCCAATGTCTCTTTGAATGCTCCGGGCAGAACCACATCATCACCCAGGTCGACATTGCCGAAGGTTGAACCGTATCCCTCGAATTCGCGGCTGTTCAGGCTCGTTTTTACGTCGAATTTGAAATCGAGCGTTTCTCTCTTCACTTGGGCTCCCTTCGTCGCATCGCTCCACATATGTTCACAGATGGCAACCGCCTGATCGTTACTCGAAGCCGTCCCGTCATTGAGGACACGCGGAACGCATCGCTGCATCCATTCTTCACGCGTTTCCTTTTTAGGTTTTGGGGTTGGCATCGTTCGGTTCCGGATTATTTGCCACGGCCGGTTTCATCCCCTGGCCGGAAGGACCGGTGTCCCAGTAGACCAGGCCGCCCGGGTCCGTCCGCGGATTCATTCCTTCAGCTTCGCGCCATTCACTCGCATTAATCACGCCCGCTTCGCGCTGCAGCTTCAAACCTTGCTGGCGCGTAAAGAAATCGCCGCGCAGGAGCCCGTCCAAGTTGAAACGAATGATGATCCCACCGTTTCGATCATCTTTCGTAAGAAGATCGCGCTCCATGGCCGCCTCAAAAATTCGCGCAATCGGCAGGAGTACTTCCGAAATCTTATTGATGCTTTGCTGCTCAACATTGTTGAACGTCGCGCGTTCCAGATCGCCGACGAGATAGGGCGGAACACCGAAGGCGCCGGCGATGACGGTGCGCTGATATTTGCGCGTCTCAAGGAACTGCGCCTTATCGTTCTCAAAGCCGATCAGCTTCTCCGACATATCGATGCCTTTGGGCAGAAGCATCGAGCGGAATCGGCCGCGGTTGCTGTGGGCATCCTGGAAATCCTGAATGAATTTCTTTTTCTCTTCATCCGTCTTGAAGGCCTGAAAGCCTTCCTGGAACTTGAAGACGATCCCAGGCATTGCGCCGCCGCCAAAGAAGGATGCACCGAACTTTTCGGCCGCTATTTCGAGTCCGATAGCCTCGCGGCAGTCGACAATCGGCGAATTGGCTCGAAGGAAGTCACGCGCGGGCCCTCTGGCATAGTGAAGCTCGTTATAGGGGACATCTTTCTCACTGCCATTCGCCTGCGCAATCGTGACCTTAATTGAATAATCATCGTTCTGCTTAAAGTTCACACTGGCGGACCTAAGCGGAATTAGACGACGGATCGGGCCCGTGTTTCCCTGAGCTTTGTAGGCGATGAAGCAGCCGTAACGCATCAAAGCGCTGGTTGCGTCCTGCCAGTATTCCACCGGACTTTGCCAGTCATTCGGCTGTTTCAGCAGCTTCTCTACCGGGTGGTTCGGCTGGACTTCCTTGGTGTCTAGGCCGTCCTTCGCCCCTTTTTGATAAACATGCACCGGACATGAGGAAATGCCGCGAGAAATGCCTGTCACGATCGCGTGAACAGTCGGCGATTCCATGCAATTCTCTGGCGTGATGTTCGTTCCGGATGTTGTGCTGTAGATCGCTTCCAGCCGGCGGATCAGCTGGTCAAGGCTAATCGTCGAGGCCGTCTTCCGAGAGATATCCCAGCCGAAGAGATTCATATAACGATCAGGTTTCCATCCACGAATTGATCATTGCCCTGATGCGACATGGCCAGGCCGATCGCCATAATGCCCGCAACGGCGCCGTCAATCTTGTTTGCGTTGTTCTGTTTTGTCGGGTAGTAGTACTTCACTTCGCCGCCGCCGCGCGCTTCCTTCTTCACCACATTGCCCATCATCCAAGTTAGAACAGGATCGCCACAGTGCTTCAACGTGCCGGCATAAATCTGCGCTTCCATTTCCTTCATGGGCTCCGACATCATCTGCGGACCCTGTGTAATTTCGACACACTCGAAGGACGCCCACTTTTCGATGCTGGAGACTAAATAACTCGCTTCCCGGGGATCAAAGGCGAGCGATTGAACCGCAAAAAGATCCGCTGCGGCTTTAATGTCGTCCTCGATAACTCGGAAATCGGTCCGGGCCCCGTCGGTCTGGATCAGCCACCCCATCTCGCGCCATTTGCGATAGTGAGAGTTCTGAGGTAATTCAATCGTGGCTTCGCAGAGATAATGCTTGGCGAAGAAGGCAAAGCCGCCCTCGTGCCTGAAGATAAACGCCACGGATGCAATATCGATTTTGTTCGCGAGATCGAATGCTAACCAGCATTCTCGCTTTGCGAATGACGGCAACTGCACAGATTCGTCGCGGCATTTGCTCCAAAACGCCATATTCATCCAGGCCACGCCGGCATTCATCCACTCGCCCAGGTGCTTCGTGCGGTTGATGTTTTGCTGCGACGGACGCTGCAAAGCGTCGCGGAGTTGCCCGCGGAGATAATCCTCGAAGACCGAAACACCATAATTCGGGTTCGCTTTCTTCCAGGATTCGAAATCCGCCCAGTCGTCGCCAGGATTCTCGTCATCTGTCCCGACGTCTATCCCAAAAATCAGCGTGAAGAGTTCCGGATTGTCCAGCGTGCCATCGAGGACTTTCACCGCCTCGAGGTGCTTGTCATAGCAGGGCCCCGACGTATCCACGCCGGCCGTCGTGATAATCACGCGCATCGGCTGCGACCGCGCGCCCATGCCGGTCTTCATGGCGTCATACATCACCGGCGTCTGATGCTCGTGGTATTCGTCCACGATCGCGCAGTGCGGCGAATCGCCGTCCCCAGGCTTCCCGATGATCGGTTTAAAGAAGCTCCCGGTCGACGGCTGATAAATATTGCCCGGGTTGGCTTCGGTCCCGCCAAGCTGCAGCCCGAAATGCTCTGCAAACTCCGGATTGTTCTTCACCATCAACCAGGCTGGCCTGAATACCGCATATGCCTGTTCCATCGACGTGGCGCCGGCGAAGACTTCCGCCCCCTTCTCGCCGTCATCGAACGCCATGAACAGGCCGATGATTGAACCCATCGTGCTCTTCGAATTCTTCCGCGGGATCTCTGCATATATCTCGCGAAAACGCCGCAGGCCGTCCGACTTTCGGACCCAACCGAAATTGACGCCCAGGAGGAAGCATTGCCAGTCTTCGAGGTGAATGAATGGCAGGCCGTCTTCCGATGTGGCCCACTTGCCTTTGATGTGGACCATACCTTCGGCAAAGTCGCAAATCTTGTCGGCCTTGCCGATGTCGAAGCGATACGGGAACTTTGCGCCCTTCTGAAGTCCCAGTTCATCCAGGTGCCGGCGGCAGGCGGCCTGGACCAACTGGCTGGCGCGAATCTTCCCGGATATGACCTTCCGCGCGTAACGGGCGGCCTTTGCTGCATATGACAGCTTTTTAGCTGCCATGCTTACTCCAGCGGCTGGCCGGCTTCTGCTTTGCGCCGTCCGGCGGCGTGGCGCTGATCCTGGTACGCGAGGCCGGCGTCATTCCGAACTCAGCCAGGAAGCTTTTCATTATTTCCATGGATCGCTTTTTGATCGTGTAATACGGGTTCTCGTAATACCCGCCGGTTGGCTTGCCCTCGGAATCCACCGGCCTCAATACCTTCCGGTCCTTGCCATCCTGGCCACGGCATTGCTTCGATGCGTCGACATAATCGGACCAGGCGTCGCAGTAAGCACAGAGCGCTGCTCGATCGACGTTCGTAAGAAGGCCCAGTTGATACAGCTCCTGGGAGACTCGGCCCCATTCGACCTTCGCCTCGTCGGACAGATGCGCTGGAACAGGAGGAATCGCCAGTTCGGGCTGCGGCTCGTTTTCCAGTGCGCGATCGGCCCGAAATGTTCCACGAAGAACTTTCAGATTCGTCGGAGTCTTCGGCGGCCCGCTCATGCTGTCTCGCTGATGTCGCCCACTTCGACTTCGCCGATTGCCTCGGTTGCTTTCTTCGGATCCCCTTTTACGAATACCAGGACGTTCTGGTGCGTCTTGCCAAGCTTCCTGGCGCCGACGAACTGCTTATTGATCCGGATCGGCAGGCTGCCGACTGCCGTAATCAACACGGCTTCGTTGTACAGATGCAGGCCGGCCTTCTGGAAAGCGTCGACCGTGTGCCATGGGAAACCGTAATAGGAGCCTTTCGCGTCGCGCAGATCGCCAACGACGAAGCACGCGAACCGGTCTTTCTTCAGGCGCGCGCAGCTGCCCAGGATGATCGTCCGATAGGATTCGAGGAAATCTTTGTAATCCAGCGTCGATAGATCGGCCGGATCGTCGCTGTATCGTTCCAGGTGCGCGTATGGAGGACAGGAAAAGAGAAAGTCCGCCTGAACGTCTTCGCAAATCTTGTCGATCTGCCGGCTGTCGCCCAGAACCCAAACCGGCATCGGATCCTCGCAGATCTCGTCGGCCTGCTTCTTATTCGCGTCGATCTGCTCCTGGCGAATGTCCAGGCCGATATATTGCCTGCCAAGCTTCGAGGCGATGATCCCGCGGACGCTGCCGCCGGCGAACGGATCCAGGACCAGGCCGCCAGGAGGGGCAAACCAGCGATACATCAACTCGCAAAGCGTCGGGTCGAATATCGACGTGCCGGTGATGGTGCGATCGGCGCCGTCGTATGCGGTCATTTCCCCGTAAACCAGGCCGGCCGGAATGGTTCCCGCCGGGAACTTCGGATTCTCGCCCTTCATCAGATCCTGGCCGAATGTGCGCGCGTCCGGCTTTTTCGCTTTCATAAACTCCTCGCGACCGGCGCCGGCTCCGGGTAACCTCCGACCATGGACAGAAAAGAGATCGCCGATAAGATCGACCAGATTAAAGCCGTCCGAAATACCTTCGCCCAGCGGGACGCTGCCGCCCAGCCGCGGCTTGGATCGAACGAGCCATTGATCACCGATCGTCTCCGCCAGGTCTTCGCACCTAGCGTGGCGCTCTCGATGACGCAAACCATGAGGGAATTGCGAGCGGCCGGATTTAGCGGAACTGAATCGCGCGTCAAATCCGGCCTTTCCCGCCTGGTCGAAACCGGCGAACTGGTGTCGAACGGCCGGCTTTATTCACGCCGCAACATTCCAAAATAGGGCCCCAGGCTTCGCATTCCTTTTGATAAAGCGCCAGGCCTTCGCGTCGTAGTTCGAACACGATGGGAATGGCGGCGGTTCCTTCGCATCCTGCTCGAAAGCTTCCGGCGCCTGGTGCATCCGCGCCCGGCCTGCATCCGGGACCTTTCCGATCCGCACCGCATGAAATGTCGCGGCCGGCCAGGCCATCTGCAGCGACCGCTGAAGGACGCCACTCCCGGCGACGCTCCATACCTCGGTCGGCTTCACTGGCAGCTGGCGCGCCATCTCGGCCAGCGCCTCGCGGAAGATCGGCGTGTCCAGGCCGAAGGGCAAAAGCAAAGCTCCGGACACAGCGCAATAAGAACGCGCGCGCGCCTTGACGACGGCCAGATATCCTGGCGCGATTTCGACGACGCGGGCGCCTCTGGCAACGGCCTGGGCAGTCCTGGCATGAAGCGCGCCACGCTTTGCACAGAAGATCGTCGCCCTTTTGCCGGCGGCCGAAGCCGCATAGGCCAGCGCGACCTGCGCATATCCCTGGACCGGCGACGCATAAACATACTCGCGGTGGGAATCGAACAGCACGGATAGAACCCGGGCCTTCGTGCCGCCCGGATAATGATCGTCCCGGACAACCAGGATCCCGTCGTGTTCAGCGATTTCTGGAAGCACGTCGCCCCTTCTCGATCGGCCGCGCGTGGCTATCGGTCCGCACGATCGTCCCGTCCTTGCCGACGCCGGGCATTAGGCTGCCGCCAGGCGCAGCGCCGCGGCCAAGTTCGCTCTGGATACCTAACGCGATCCAGGCCTGCTTCCGATCCTGCCACCAGCCTTCCCGGGCATTCAGCACGGAGAAAGGCGGCACCATGAAACGATCGGCCAGTTTCGTGGATCCGCCGCCGGCGCCCCCGCCGCTACTTCCTTCAGGCGTCCAGGTTGCCAGTTCCTCCAGATCCTCGGCGCTGAAACCGGTTACCTCCATGTCCAGATCGCCGGCGTCTAGCTCCTGGACCAGATCGGCCAACGTCGCAAAATCCCACTCGCCGGCGTGCTTATTCAGCGCCAGGTTCAAGGCCTTCTCGTCGCGATCGTCAAGATCGACAACCGAGACTGGTATTTCAGTCACTGCCGGATCCTCGATTAGAATCTTGAAGCGCTGGTGGCCGCCGACCAGATTGCCCGTTCGCTGATTCCAGACAAGAGGTTCGACCAAACCGAAGGAATCCATGGCCTTTTTCAGCCGATCATAGGCCGGATCGCCCGGTTTCAGGTCCTTCCGCGGATTGTAGGCGGCCGGTTTTATCCGGTCGGTCGCGATTTTTTGAATATTCAGCACTTTAGCTTCATAACCCCCCGGGGGTTCGAACCTGCCAGAGGGAAAATTTCATTGCCGCGCGGTCTAGAAAAGTTTCCATTTCTAGCTTATGGCCCTCCCCCCTGGCCTAGATATCCGTTCGCTAAGTGCTTTAGAATTATGGTGATGCTCGCAGAGTGTCTGCCAATTCGAATCGTCCCAGAACAGATTGATATCTCCGCGGTGCGGGACCTTATGATCTACAGCGAATCCGGGCGTGAAGCGAAGTTCCTTGAGGCATTCCACGCAGAACGGATGCTGCTCAAGGAACCGCTTGCGTGCCTGCTGCCATCGATAGTCATAAAGCTTGTGGCTTGCTGGCTTGTGTGGTTTGGATGGCCGGCCAGGCCAATGGACTGAAGGACGTTGTGGCATCAATAGGTCAAGGTGCTGGCCACTGAGCACTCGGCAACATCCGTCGGCCGATTGCATTTGCAGCAGCGCCAGGCGTCAGAGCCTGGGATCGGATGCGGGCAGCATACCGGCATCGGACACACATCGAGGACCGTGAAGTCGTAGGCGCGGTCTATGACCACCGGCGCCTCGCCTTTATAGTGCGCCTTCACTCGATCGATCTGCCCGGGCGTCCAGAAATTCTTCAGTCCTCTGAAACGCGCCGGCTCGAGATGTGCCTCTTCCGCCAACCGCCTAAAATGGCGCGGACTCAGGCCGGCGATCCTCGCGGCGGTCGTGGTTGCGTGCAGCGCGCTCATTTCTTAATTTCGATCGGCCGAACTCGCATGCCGCGGCGCCCGAATTACTTTCAGCCAATATCGGCCACGCTTCGCTTTTTCCGGCTGCCGCGGCTTTGGCGTCTTGTCGGCTTCTTCCTTCAATCGCAAGCAAGCCACGCACTCGCACAAAATGTATTCCGGTCCCTCGAGTTCTTTGCCCAGGATTCGACGGAGCGCGCCCATAAGAGGGTCGCAGTCGGAATCCATGAAGGCATCGATCTTCGGTGAAATCTGGAACCTGTTCAGGCTCGGCCGCGGCATCAATAGCCCCAGAAGCTTCAGCCGCTCAAAGGCATGCTGCGGCAGCCGGATCTCAATGCCTTCCGGCGTCAATATTGGATGGCCCCAGAGCGGCTTCGACGAAGAACCGCCGATTACCGGCTCGCCAGGGCGATCGGTCAGAATATTTGGCTTGTTCAAATTTTATTTTTTTAGGCGTGCGGGGTTGATTCGAGTCCCTAGGCTATTTTTCCGGAGAGCCAGGCGATTTGACTCCTTGTCGGGTTTCAGCGAACGGTTCGCTTACTTACATGACGATGCTTTAACACGAAAGGCGCCGGCGGCGGATAGTACATTTTAAAAATATACCGATCGTGCCGCCGGCCTGAGGAGGATTCAGCTATTTCGAGGATTTCTGGCGTCGCTTGCGGTGCGATCGAGCGCTGGCTTCCTTCGAGTACTCGTGATCCTTCCAGCGTGCCGCGGCTGCATTCCTGGCCGATTGCGCGCGCTTGGCTTTTGTCAGCTTCGCGGCCGTGGCCAGGCCGCCTTTTCGGCCGAGCTTGACCGCGGCCGGATCCTTCTTCGTTGTCATGATTTGCATTCTATTATTTCCTTCGTCTTTGGATACAGCGTGTCGGCCCATTTCTTTCCCCAAACGCCAGCGGTCCAATGGTATTGGCATTTACCATGCCCACGCTTCAGACCTGGAATCGACGGCTTTCCGCATTCCGTGCATTTCTTCGCGGTCATAGACTTACGCTTTCCAGCACCTGCTTTGCCGCATATCGCGCAGAATCGTTCAGTTGCCGCTGCCAGGCGCCGGCATTCGGGCTCCAGCGAAAGCCGTGGCTCTTTAGCTTCGATCGGATCTGCTCTGATGGCTTGCCGGGGAAGAAGATTTGCAGCCGATTCTCGGCCGCGTTCTCTTCGATCGTCACGCCTTCGGGTGCTTTGATTTCAAGCCGTGGCGTTTCGGCGTTTCTGTTCGCATGCTCGCGGCGAAGGCCAGTTATTCGCTGCCTCATGCGCCGGATGTTGGCCGAATTGTTCTGAAGTTCGAAGTCCGCGAATCCTAGTCGGCCGCAGAAATCCGGCGTAAACAGATCGTTAATCCGAGCCTCGCTGAATCCCTGAGCCGCCAGCGCCTCGCGGTCATTCTTGCGCACTGCCTTGTTAGCGGCGACCATGCGAGCCTGGACCTTTTCCGCCAGTTCGATCTTCTCCTGCAACTTGACGATGACTTCAGGGTCGTCGCTTGAAATGCCGCCGGTCCCAACACTGGCGGCCTTCTGTGCATAGTATTCAGCCTTCTTGCCGAGTTCGTATGCTTTCCGGTTATTGCGCTCGATCTTTGCGCGGTATCTTCGGTCGCGGCCTTCGCTATGATGGCCGACCAGGATCGGCTGCCCGAATGGAA